ATGAGCAGCAGCAGGAAAAGGAGCGGCGCCAACAGTAGGCAAAGACCTACGATGAGGGCCGCAATGGCTTCTTCTTCCGGTGTCCGCCTCATTTCCAAGCCTCCCGGATGGCTACCCAAACAATGGCTTGCAACTCGAACCCAGCCAAGCCTTCACGCTCGGCGGCGGCTAGGTGTAACCGCTCAAGTCGGCGGTATTGAACCTCTGTCGGCGATTCCTGGCAGTCGGGCGGGGCTGGCAGTCGGGCAAGCTCTCCCGGCGGTACGAGTGCCGATCGCATCGCCCAGCAGTCGATTGTAACCCGGGCGGGATCTAGGCCACTGATTGCGGCGGCGAAGGCGTGGCATTTCGGCGATTTGTCGCTGATCGGGATACCTTCAAGGGCGGCCCACGCCTTCCTTCGGTTGGCGTGTGGCGTGCAGACTGTCACGCTCTCCTGGGGTTCTCCGGCGGCCCATGCCTTGGCTAGATGCTCGGCGTCCATGAGGTTTCGCTCCCAGCGGTTTCTGGGGCTGAGTGCCGCGATCACGTTTGCGGCGGCGTGGCGTGTGATCCCTACGCGGGCCGCTAGATTGGCGGCAAATTCTTGCGCCATGGGATACCATGCCAAGCCTTCGGCTCGTTGGCGGTCCGTGGCAACTCGAAGCCACGAGCGCAGCCGGGCCGCGATGGCCCGGTCTGATGTTTCGGAAAGGCGTCTCATTGTCCGGCCTCCTTTTCAAAGCTGGTAAGGGTCAACTTGCGGGTCGCATCCATAACGGCGGCGGCGGACTGGCGGACTAGGACGGCGGCGCCGTTTCTAACTACCTGGAAGTGGATATCTAGATAGGGGTTGTACCACACCTGCTCGGCCTTGGCCAAGCGGACCGAGTCGCGAAGCAACCCGATTGAAAAGGCGTGGACGTTTTTCTTACCGTCTCGAATGACCCGGTTGCGGCCCTTTTGGCTTACCTTCCAATCAACATCTTTAAGACAGACAGCGTTGGAGTGGGCTTTCACGATTCCATCTTGCATGATGGAAAAGCATTTGCTGGATAGGTTCCGGTACACTTTGACCGGGCGGTTCCGATCGAGTCGGTACCGGGGGTTTGAGCGGTTACGAAATCGCAACTCGCTGGTTCTGTATTCCGCCGGGGCGGTTGGTGTTGTGTTAGTCATCGTTTAAGAGAGTACCACTTTTTCCGCTCCTTGCCTATTCGTAATGTCACCTAATTTGGCCACTTTTTTTCTACGTAGTTTTGCCCATGTTCCACGTGGAACAATCGAATTTTGGCGTATAGGTAGTTTCACCTAGTCGCCTAGGTATTTTGGGTGGGTACGTAGGTATTAGGTAAAAATACCTAGGAGCCAGGTTTGGTCCGAAGGACCAGCACCCATCCGGTGGTCCACTAGGGGAGTGTGCTTGGGCATCACTGCTTTACTGTAAAATAACAAAGTGGAGGGTAGAGTTTGACAGATAGGGGAGTGTGCTTAGTGTGGTGGGGATGACTAACAAGTATACAGATGACTTCTCCCGCAAGTGGGAGTTTGATTACATAACCGACTTCGACAGTGTCGGGAACGACTACGTCGAAATAGAAAGGGTCTGGCAAGTTGTAAAACAGACCCAAGCATCCAAGGAGATGTTCGAGGTACATTTCGATGTCCTCGATCCGGCTTGGATCAAAGAACAGGAGGACAGAATAGAATGCGAGGCGTTTGGGTTCCAAGTACACTCCTAAACGGAACCCTCGGTCCTGCTGAGGCACTACTCGCTGGGTATATCGGCGGGTGGCCAGATGGCTGTTTCGCCTCCAACCAGCGTATTGGAGAGGACATCGGATTGTCTGAACATTACGTTCAGGAATTGATTGGGCGACTGGTTAAGCGGGGCGTCATCCAGAAAATGGGACGCAACCACACACGTAAGATGCGCCTCTCAAAAAGGTACGCGCCTGATGCTATAGCCCAAGGCTAATCATGCTATAGCCCAATATATAACATAGATAACATAAATAATAACTAACATAGTAACTAGTATGACTAACAAAGATAATGATAATGGTTTAGCGTCAGAGGTGTCTGACGCTTTCGGCTCCGCCTTTCAGCCCGCCTTCGGCGGAACATTCAAAATATTCCCTCCATCCTATCATCACCAAGGTGTCGAGATGGACGGCGACTCAGGGTTTTCACCTATGGAACGCCTTTATATGGAGGAGCTTGAAAGGCTGGATAACACTCCAACGCCGGAACAGGTGGATGATCTGTTCGCAGCGTTAGGAGGGAGCTTCAAATGAATCGATACGCAAGGTGGTGCAAAATTTATACGGAGCTTATACGGCATGGGCGTTCGTCAATAGCCGAGGACGAGACATATACCACGGTTAAGAAGCATATCGAGGAAGCTATGCATAATGAAATGATGCAGCCAAGTCCTGAAGGCGCAGATCTATCTGCCGCTGCTGAGATGGTTGTAGAACTTTGGAGAGTTAGAACAAATGATAGCTGATCGAACATCAATTGTTAATGATCCCCGAACGAATATGAAAAATGGAGGAAAATAAAATGAGAAATTTCGTAGAAACCAAACTATCCGACCTCTACATCCGAAATGCCATTATGGTTGGCATCGCCATGCTGGAGGAGTCAATCAACCAGGTGGATGTCCCTCCTGGGATGTCTCAAGCCGCCTTTGAGGCAGCCGTCGAACCCCTGAAGCCATTGCTCGCTGAACTACGCGAGTCATGCCTCGGATCCATCGATGAGAATAAGGAACACCTCATCGCCCATGTCAAGGAGTCCACCGAAAAGGGACTGAAGGAGGGCTGGGATGCATAGGATACATGGCATTCCCCTACCGGGCAGAATCAAAAACGGTTGGTTCTTCGACCCGATCAAGGAGCGTGAGGAGTTTTTGAGGAAGATCACGTTCCCCAATCGATCCCGCCGGAATCAGGGATCACTGATAGAAACTGCAAGTTCACCCTTGCAAGTGCTGTGCACCCATGCAGATTTGATATCGAACATCACGGATGACCGCCGACCTGGGTTGGTGCCGTCGGAAGAAATAGACAAATATTATTGGCAGACATGATATATAGACTAAAAAAAGCATCACGCTCTGAAATGGAAAGAGTGGCCACTGCCGCTATGGAGGTTTTCGGGGTTACATACCATGACCTCACAAAGAAGGATCGAACTGAACCATTGGCGTCTGTCAGGGGATTAGTCGGAGCGGTCCTTTTTGTGGAAATGAAAATTAGTCGCAATGATGTCGCGGCCTTCCTGCACCGCAGTCCCAAGTTATTGACTGCTTATGGTCAGAATCACGCGGATCGAATGATTACTGATCGGAGATACCAAGAGAGCTACCACGCTCTAAAATCTAAATTGGAGGAAAATTCACAATAAATAAATATGGATATTGGAACCTACCTAACCTTCGCCCACTCCGATCGCCTACTGTGCGGTCAGGTGGTGAGACTAAAAAAAACAGCCGACAGTCCCGAAGACTGGAAGCTAGAGGTGCGTGGCCGTTCGGGCCGCTCGCTCATATTGGAGAGCTACATCGAGGCCGGATGTATGCTGTGGCCCAACTGGGAACACTGCGACCTATTCATATCGGGTGGATGGGATGCCTTGGCTGAAGCCGGGTACGTTCGCACTTACTATTTCGATGCGGCATCCGCCCGAGAGCAGGACCGAAAGGATCGCCTTGCTCGGAAGCCAAGCATGGTGAGAGAGGACCAAGTCAAAGTGAATGAGATAATGCCCGAATACTTAGCAAGTCTTCGGCCTTCGGAAAAACTAGAGCGGATAAAGAGCATGTTGGACGAGGAGGGGTATATTAATGACGCCTGATGATTTGAACAAACACCTCTCGCAACACATCGATGTTGTCATGAAGACCTACTTCCCCAACGCCAAGCGTCGGGGATCTAGCTACGCCATGGGCGACTTGGATGGAGGCGAAGGCCAATCCACAGGGGTCTATCCCGGTCGCGGAGGCGTCTATCTGGCTAAGGATAAAAGCACTGGGGAATCTACAAACATCCTCAAGCTTGTGATGCGACAGGTGGGCAATTACCACGAAACCCAAGCCGAGATAAAGGCACTACTGGGTATCACGGATGTCCAGACGGTGGCCGCTGCACCCAAGCCCGAGACGCCCAAGGTGCAGGTCAAGCCACTCACCGGATCCTGGGCAATGGACTATCTCACCAACGATCGGGGACTATCCACCAACACGCTCCGCAAATATGGGGTGAGAAGCCATAGCCGCAATAGCAGCCACAACTCCGACTTCTACGCATTTAAGTTTGTGTCGCCCGACGGCGACTATGTGATGCTCAAGAGTGTGGGCATCCATAAGGATGATAAGGGGCGGAAAGACATCTGGTCTACCGCTGCCTATGCCACTCTCTGGGGATGGCCCACCGTTGACGATACCGCCGATCAGATCACCATCTGTGAGGGTGAGATCGATGCTATGTCTCTTTGCGATATGGGTGCTGATATGCCTGTGTTGTCTGTCCCAAGCGGGTGTTCAAATATGGGCTGGATCGAGAATGATTACGAAGCTCTTGAACGCTTCGAAACCATCTACCTCTGCTTCGATAACGATGAAGCCGGAGAGAAGGCAGCCAATGATGTGGCAAAGCGACTGGGTGTCACTCGATGCAAGCGGCTCCGTGTCCCGGCTCCACACAATGATCTCAACGATTTGCTACTCGCTGGGGATGGCTTTGGTCCTCTCTATGAGAACGCCGAATCATATGATCCCAAGACACTCAAACCTGTCGATGGGATGGCAGCAGAACTTGCTGAAGAGATTGGTCGATACCAACAGGAGAACGAACATAACCCATTCCTGTTTCCAGAACTTAAATACAGGTTCCGGAAAGGTGAGCTTACCATTGTAGGTGGATATCCAGGACATGGAAAAAGTCAGTGGCTTTACCAGAGCTGTATGCATGAGATGTTGAATAATGATCGACGGTCTTGCATTGCTTCCTTTGAGATACCTAGTAAGTCTATGCTATTCAATATGTTATGGATGCATAATGGTCATATGCCAAAGGAGGAAAGTATCCAATCTGATCTTACACAGTTTCAGGACCGATTGTGGTTTATTGAAGGCGTAGAGGGTGGAACAAATAGCTGGGAGAGTCTGCACCAAGACTTCCTGTATGCACATCGTAGATACGGTGTGGATTTGTTTGTTATTGATGCACTCATGCACATTGCAGCCAAAGACGATTGGAGTGGTCAGGAACGCATCGCCAAGGATGCGGCTAAGTTTGCCATCGACAATGATGTCACTGTGCTTTTGGTCTGCCATGCTGATGCTAAAAAGGCTGGGTCTGGACAAGTGCCGGAGCTGGAGGATGTGTTGGGTGGCCAAGGTATTGGTGCGGCAGCCCATGCAGCCGTCATGATCTGGAGGAATAAAGCCAAGGAGAAGGCCATTGAGGCCGGAGAGGATGTCTCGGATGAGATGCCTGATGGGCGAATGTACGTTCCGAAACAGCGTGCAAATGGTGTGACAATATATCGCGATTTATGGTTTGACACCAAGCGTCGAACCTTTTCACTGGAACCGAAACCTAACCTGGGAGTGGATCTCCCATTTTAAATACTATGATCACAGTAACTAGCAGAAAACGCCTGGGGGACCCCTGGGAATCAAGTCAAGGGAATACCTATTTCCCTTTTGTCGTAAAT